GGTGTAGAACTTATGATAAACTATAGTTGTATTTTTTTATCATCCTTTCTATTGATTGATGGAAAGTTGAATCCTCACACTCAAAATTTGGCGATGGCGAGTGTGGGGATTTTTGTTTTTGTATAATTAAAAACAGCTGAACAATTATTGTACAGCTGTGACCGAGGCAGGAGCTACCTGCCGTATTTTGCACTAGATGGTATCATCTAGGTAATCCAACTGTATTTTATCAAAATTTCTATTTAGTTGTCAAATATAATACGTTCGCTAATTGCGTCCGATAATTTTTTTAGTTGCCTATTTCCGATAACCGTAGCTGACAAAACATCAATTTCAGATGTTCGTGGTTCTATTTTGTTTTTATCAATAGTAGTTATGCAATCTAATGCTGCGTAAGTCGTTTTTTCTAAACTCTTCTGAAATCTATCCATTTGCTCGTTAGCTTTCTCTAATAGTTCAGTAGATTTTTTCTTTTTCTGATAGACAGATTTTAATGTATCGTAGTACTTATCTATGTTTTCGAATAAGTAAGGCATATCCGTTATATCAGTGATAGGTGCAATATTATCAGGTAAAACGGAATTTATTTCCTCTAGGAGTTCGTCGTTTATCTTTCTAGCAGACGCAGTTGCTACTTCATAAGTTAAATGAAAGAGTTCTCTTGAAAATTCAAAATCAAGTTTTAGTTTATCTTTACCTGGTTTAGACGTCAAGGGAATAACAGTTATAGTCCGCTTGTCTTTCCTATCGTTTTTAGAGAGTGTGATAGCATAATGTGTTTTTGAAAATTCCTCTCCAAAATTCATCCCAAAATGGACATATACTATCGTTCCTGGAGCATATACTTTATAACGACGCCTTTTTTTATGTAGGTCTCTTTCTAACTGCTCAACATAATTCAAAAGACTTTGCCCCATTCCATGACTTTTATGGTAATGAGGATTATCTTTTACAAAATTTATAAGTCGTTCGGTTGCCTCGGATAGTAGGTCAAGGTTTTCTATTTTTCCCAAATTCAGAACCTCTACACTTTATAAATATCTACGACCTCTCCGATTGTACGGATGTCGTCACTTTCTGACAAGTGGATTTCTTCGTATCCGCTATTCAGACTTTGCAAGTACCAAGAACCATCATAATCTCTTTTAAGTTTTTTGACGAAGTTCTTGCCATTCACTTGGAAGATGCCTATTGAGTTAATATCAACCTGACTAGTGACCTTGATAAAGAGCAGGTCGTTATCTTCAATCATTGGTTCCATGGAGTCACCAGCTACTTTAGCGATAGTGTCGTAGTCTTCAGGGACATCTTCGGCACGCAGTCTAACTTCCATGTGTAGGTTATCTTCCTGAAACGTTCCATGTCCTGCAGCAACCAATCCCTCAACGTAGTCAGTGATATAGTCTTCGTCGTTTTTGTACTTTTCTAAGACAGTTGATGTCTTCATGTTGTTTTGTTCATTTAATAAAACAGTAGCATAGTCAAGGACTTTTTCTTTATTTGGATCTTCTAGCTGGTCATAAATTGAAATAATTTCAGTTTTTTCGTTTTGTGTTGTAATTTTCTTAAGTTTATCATCTGTAAGCCCTAAAAGGTAGTCTGATGTAACATTGAAAATCTCTGCTAGTTTTTTCAGGTCTTTTCCTTTTGGGAAATTTTCATTTTTTTCCCACTTTGAAACAGTGGTGTAGGTTTTCATGCCCAGTATTTCTGAAAGTTCAGTCTGGGTCATATTACGACCTTCTCTCAACTTCCTAACTCGGTCTCCTAATTGTTCCATAGGATACCTCCTTTTTATCTCTTGATAAGTAAATTATATCAAAACTATGATTATAAATCAACTACATAAGAAAAAAGTTTTGAATAGAATATAAATTTAACGCTTTTTTAAAAAAAAAAGAAAATAAATCATATAAAATGCTTGACATGAGATTTAAAATCATATAAAATATAATCATCATCAAGAAAGGAGCAACTCATATATGGTCACTATTGCAGAATTGAGAGCTAAGCATAATAAGATGTCACAGCGTGAATTAGCAAAAAAAATAGGTGTTACTCAAACATCTATTAGCAACTGGGAGAAAGACCAGACAAAGATTTCAGGTGAGTATCTTATTAGTCTAGCTTTGTTTTTCAATGTGTCTACTGATGATATTCTTGGAATAAATAAAGAGGAGACATAAAAATTTTAAGCTTTATATGATTTTAAATCATATAAGAGGAAGGAATAAACATGAACGAACTCATCAACGTAACCCTGAATGAAAATCAGGAGCCAGTAGTATCAGGGAGACAACTACATGAGGCGCTAGAGGTAAAAACACCTTACTCAATGTGGTTTGACAGGATGACTGACTACGGTTTTACAGAAAATCAAGATTTTTTGCTTAACAATTTTGTGAAGCAAACAGGACGAGGGGGTCACAACAAAGTTGACCACATCATCAAGCTAGACATGGCCAAGGAAATTGCTATGATCCAGCGAACGGAGCGAGGCAAGCAAGTCCGACAATACTTTATCCAAGTAGAGAAAGACTTTAATAGCCCTGAGAAAATCATGGCAAGAGCATTGCTCATGGCTGATCAGAAAGTCCACAAGCTGGAAGCTCAGATCGAGGCGGACAAACCGAAGGTACTCTTTGCGGACGCAGTCAGCGCTAGTCACACATCTATCTTGGTCGGCGAACTTGCCAAACTCATTAGCCAAAACGGCTACAAAATCGGTGCTAATCGCCTCTTTTCTTGGATGCGTGAAAATGGCTACCTGATTAAACGTAAAGGCTCAGATTGGAACATGCCCAACGTAGCATGGACTTGAAACTCTTTGAAATCAAGGAAACAAACGTGCAACACGCAGATGGACATATCACTGTGAACAAGACACCAAAGGTCACAGGCAAGGGACAGCAGTATTTTATCAATAAGTTTTTGAATGAGGAGGCAGGATGATGAGACCAAAACGGTATCCGTATAGCGGAAAAAAGAGTCTACCTTTGTGGAGGCAGACCCTGAGTTGGTATTGAATATCAATAAGATTAATACTGGAAATATACAAGCGAAAAATATATTTGGAAAAATTTTAGATAAAGAAAGTAGGTAAGAAGAATGGCTAAAAATTCAATGAACCTTGAAGTTAAAGTAAATGTTACGAATATGGAGAAATTTAATGATCTTGTCAAAGAGTTCAATAAAAAAGCTCGCGAGCTTGAGGAGCTTGCTCATGAGCTGAATTGGTTTCGTTTTGAAGCAGATATCCTATCAAATGATGGCAACTAGTTCAAAATTAGCATTTTCTGGAAACAAATAAATTGGATATGATTCTTTTGTTTCGAGATTACGGAACTGGTAACCAAAATAATCTTTTTTGGCATTTGGATTTTTTTCAGTGAGTGTTTCAAGATTAGCTTGTGATAGTAGCTTAAAAATCTGAACACGAGCTTGTTCCATATCGGACATTCTGTTCAAAGCTCTTAGTTCGTGCTCACTTGGGAATACACTTATCAATTCTTCTCTATCATCTAAATAGGTTATAGAATCATCTAGATAATCATGTTTTAATTTGAAATCGATAAATGATAAATTCCTGTATTCTTGATAGGTTACAAAGGTAATATTTTTATCTTGGAATCGGTAGACGAGGGAATCATTTTGTAATTCATCCTTAAATTCCGTAAGACCAATTAAAAATTTATGACAAGCTTCTAAAATACGAATTTGATTGAGATTCATTCTCTTCTCCTCATTTCTATTGAATTTTTGACTAAAACGTGAGAGGTCCTAGTTAAGAATATTATAGCAATTTGGGAAGGAATCACATCAGTCTTGAGACTGATATAGGAGGTTGAATGGAAGATAAAATCATTGAACTTGCTGATTATTTCATCAGTGAATCTACAACGTACAGAGAAGCTAAAATAGCGTGTGAGAAGCTATTTAGACAAGTCAGCCATGAGATAGAACTCAGGGCGATGGAAAGTAAAACAGTTTGACAACAACGCAAAAAAAGCCTGACGGAAATCAGGCGCATACTTAAACAATTTAAACCATTATATCACAAAAATGCTT